ATGTATGCTAAACTTATGGGCGAAACTGTTGCAGAAGAAGTAGAAGCTGGTGATCAACCAATCGTTGAATACCAAGCTGATTTTTCTTCAGATCTAGACGCATTAATCGAGTCTGAAGCTACTCTTTCTGAAGAGTTTAAAGCTAAAACAGCCGTAATTTTTGAAGCAGCTATTAAATCTAAACTATCAGAAGAAATTGATCGTTTAGAAGAAAACTATGCAACTGAACTCGAAGAAGAAGTATCAGCTACTAAAGCAGATATGGTCGAGAAAGTTGACAGCTACCTCAACTATGTTGTTGAGAATTGGATGGAAGAAAATAAACTTGCAGTAGAAACCGGTCTACGTACCGAGATTTCTGAGAAGTTTATGAATTCATTGAAAGATCTGTTTACAGAATCTTACATTGATGTTCCAGAATCTAAAGTCGACCTAGTTGACGAATTAGCCGCAGAGGTTGAAGAGCTAGAAGAAGCTCTAAATAACTCTATGGCAAAAGCCATCGAAACTGCTGAAGAATTAGAAGAAATGAAACGACACGAAGTAATTCGTGAAGCTTCAAAAGATTTGGCAGAAACACAAGTTGAAAAACTTGCGAAGTTGGTCGGAGATATTACCTTTGAAGATGAAGATACTTTTGCAGAAAAAGTAAAAACAGTCAAAGAATCATATTTCAAGAAAGACGCCGTTGAGTCTGTAATAGAAGACGCAGTTGAAGATGACGATGGTAACATCGTTGAAACAACTGGCCCAATGGCACAATACCTCACCGCGATCCGCAAGTCGGCGCAAACATAAATTTGGGAGTCCAAACAAATGCAATCTTATGACAAATTAGTCGAAAAGTGGGCACCAGTACTTAATGAAGAATCTGCCGGTACTATCAAAGATGCTCATAGACGTAGTGTAACAGCTGCGATTCTAGAAAACCAAGAGGTCGCTCTTCGTGAAGAACGTTCTCAGAATAACTTCTTAACAGAAGCTGCACCAGCTGGTGCTAACACAGGTTCCATCGGAACATGGGATCCTGTATTAATCTCACTCGTACGACGTGCGATGCCAAACCTAATGGCGTATGATGTTGCTGGCGTTCAGCCAATGTCAGGTCCAACTGGTCTCATCTTTGCGATGAAATCACGTTTTGAAGGTGGAGCAACAAACAAAGCAGAAGCTCTCTTTAACGAAGCTCCTACACGTCACTCAGGTACAAAAACATCCGCAGCTCCAGGTGCAGATGGTTCAGGTCTAAACGTAACAAATACTGGTGGCGGTGCTGCTGCTCTTACAATCGATTCCGATCGTGTAACAGATCTGAAAAACATGGGTATGACTACAGACTCTGCTGAAGCTCTTGGTGACTCAGCCTCAAATGCTTTCGAGCAAATGGGTTTCACCATTGAGAAATCAACTGTGACTGCGAAGTCACGTGCGTTGAAAGCGGAATATACTCTAGAACTAGCACAAGACTTGAAAGCAATTCATGGTCTTGACGCTGAGACAGAGTTAGCTAACATTCTATCAACAGAAATCTTGGCTGAAATCAACCGTGAAGTCATCCGAACAATTAACTCACAAGCGAAAACTGGTGCGCTACAAGCGTCAACAGCTGTAAACGGTATCTTTGACATGTCATCAGATGCTGATGGTCGTTGGTCAGTTGAAAAATTCAAAGGTCTAATCGTTCAAATCGAACGTGAAGCCAATGTAATTGCAAAAGAAACACGTAGAGGTAAAGGTAACTTTATTATCTGTTCTTCAGACGTTGCTTCAGCTCTTACAGCTTCAGGCATGTTGGATTACTCTCCTGCACTATCAACTAACTTGAGCGTAGATGACACAGGCAACACATTTGCTGGTGTTCTTAACGGTCGCACACGAGTCTATATTGACCCATATGCAACTGTAGATTACGTAACTGTTGGTTATAAGGGTACAAACCCATACGACGCAGGTATCTTCTATTGCCCATACGTACCATTAACTATGGTTCGTGCGGTAGGGGAAGAAAACTTCCAGCCAAAAATCGGTTTTAAAACACGATACGGCATGGCATCAAACCCATTCGTAGGTGCAACACCTGCAAACGGTTTGGCTGCAGTCAAAACAAACCAATACTACAGAATTTTCCGTGTAGACAATATTATGGCATAAGCCAAACGGAAATACCTCCACAAGGGTCGCTTCGGCGACCCTTTTTTTATTATAAATAGTCACATATAGAGGAAGATTATATGGCTATATCAACCACAACAACATCTACTGGTATTTTAGAATCTAGTATTACAGGCAACGTTAATTACTTACAACCTACCGGGTTTAAGTTAGGAATTAATCGCAAGTACTTTCCGAATATTGAATATTTTGCACAGTCAGTACAACATCCGGATATGCAAGTAACTTCAATAGAAGTTCCTTATAAAAGAATAGGGTCGATTCCGTTAACCGGTGATAAATTAGTTTTTGGTGAAATGACTGCAATGATAATTATGGATGAAAATTTATCTGCATATACAGAAATGCATAACTGGCTAACGTCTTTTGTAGAAGCCCCTGATGTAAAAGCTTCTGAAGCTGCTAACGGTATTAAAGGTCCATCAACTGCAAATATAACTTTATCAATACTAACTAGCCATAATAACGTTGCGAAGAAGATAATATATAGAGATGCAGTACCAACTTTGTTAGGTGATATTGCATTTGAGGCAGCGGCAGGTGATGTACAATATATGACATTCCCTATATCGTTTAGATTCTCATACTTTGACATTGAATAAAATTAGGATATATTATGGATTTAAAAATGATCCTCGACATGTGGTCGAGCGACAGTGTTATTGGTCAATCTAGTTTAGACGAATCATCACGTCAAACACCTGTACTCCACGCTAAATATTTAGAATTACTTTCTCTTGCAAAGCTTAGATTAAAAAAAGCTGAACAAGAACAAAAGATATTATTAAAGGACAAATGGCTTTACTATAACGGAAAGATGGATCAAGACCAAATAATAGAAAAAGGTTGGAAGCACGATCCGTTTGATGGCCTTAAAATATTAAAAGGTGAGATGGATTATTATTATGACTCAGATCCAGAAATACAACAGTCTGTCGAAAAAATAGAGTATCTGAAAACTATAATAGATACTTTAAGCGAAATAATGAATAATGTAAATTGGCGACATCAAACTATTAGTAATATGATTAAGTGGCGGATATTTGAGAGTGGCGGTTAATATAAAAATATGGAAGAAAAATGAAAGTATAGCTTTAGTTGATTGCGATCCTGGTATTGCTCAAGGCTTAAGCGAGTATTTTTCTTTCTTTGTTCCTGGTTACAAGTACATGAAATTGTACAAACGTAAAATATGGGACGGTAAAATCAGATTGTTTAATGTTAACTCGCATGAGTTACCGGCAGGACTATATCCTTTTGTAGAAGAATTCTGTAAAAGAAATAATTATAGTTTACTTACTAAATCTTCTGATTATGGATCTTTATTAGATAAAGACGAACAAGATCCTAATCAAATTTACGAATATATAAAAGATTTAAATTTAACTAGCCGCGGGCAATCTATCGAGATTCGTGATTATCAGTTTGATGCAGTCATGAAAGCATTAAACTTAAATCGCTGTGTATTACTGTCTCCGACAGGATCTGGCAAGTCACTTATAATCTATTGTTTATCTCAAATCTGGCTTAAATATTTAACAGATGGATTAAGATACCCTCATGCTGGTAAAGTATTAGTAGTAGTACCTACAACATCTCTCGTTGAACAAATGCAAAAAGATTTTGTTGATTATGGTTTAGGCGAGAAAGCTATACATAAAATATATTCTGGCAAAGATAAAGATAATATAGATTCTTCTATTGTTATATCTACATGGCAATCAATATATAAGTTGCCAAAAGAATGGTTTGATCAATTTGGCATGGTAGTTGGGGATGAGTGTCATGGATTTAAATCAAAGTCGCTAACTGATATTATGAACAAATGTACCGAAGCAAAGTATAGGATTGGCACAACTGGTACTCTGGACAATGCACAAGTCCATCACCTCGTCTTACAAGGCCTGTTTGGAAAAATACATAGGGTAACAACAACCAAAGCTCTGCAAGACAATAATACTCTTGCCAAACTCGATATAAATATAATTATGTTAAAATACAACGAAGAGACACGTAAGTCTCTTGGGAAGATGACATACCAGGATGAAATTGATTGGATCGTTAGAAATAATTCTCGCAACACTTTCATTCGCAATTTGGCTTTGGATGCTGATGGCAATACTCTCGTCTTATTTAATTTTGTTGATAAGCATGGTAAACCTCTCTTTGATATGATAAATGACAAAGTTGAAGAAGGAAGAAAAGTATTTTACGTATCAGGTGAAGTAGAAACATCAGATAGAGAAGCTATAAGAGAGATTACGGAGAAACAAAAAAATGCTATCATTGTTGCAAGCTTGGGTACATTTAGTACAGGAATCAACATTAAAAATTTGCATAATATTGTTTTCGCCTCGCCGTCAAAATCTCAAATCAAAGTCCTCCAGTCAATCGGTCGAGGACTCAGAAAAGCGGATGATGGCCGCATCACAAGACTATATGATATCGCGGACGACTTACAAACGAAAAGCAGGAAGAACTACGCGATCCTCCACAGCGAGGAAAGAATAAAAATATATAATAAAGAAAAATTTGATTATAAAATCATAGAGGTGCCAATTGGAAATTAGACAATTTAAATTAGCTAATAATGATGAAATCATGTGCGAAGTGGTTGAGTACCACGAAGAAGATGATGCCATTGTTATACGCAGAACCATGAAAATGGTACAGATGGACAATATGGCAAATGGTACTAGGTACTATGCATTTCGTCCGTTTATGATGTATCAGATGACAAAAGAAGCTTTTCAAATTATAAATTGCGGGCATATTATTTCAGAAGCAAATCCTAATCAAGATCTTATTTTAGAATATTTCAAAGCAATAGAAACCGCTATGGAAGATGAAGCCGGCGCCGAAGAAAATATGGATGATATGAGAAGTAAGTATAATGAATTTGTAAAAAAACAACATGAAATGTTAATGTCTGATTTCGACGCAGATTCTGAATCAGGAAGTAACGTAATCAAGTTTACTGTTGATAAAAATAAGATGCATTGATAAGAGGTATACTGTCCACCCTCAAGCTTACTCTTTTATTATACACCAGTTTTCTAGTATTGTACACAGTTAATTTAGCAAAAATAAATGTTTTTTTAGTGTACATCCGTGGTAAAACGTGATAGAATTATATTATATTAAGGATATATTATGAAACCTAAAGATCGCCCGCATTACGTAAATAATGCACAATTTTCAGCATCAGTAGTAGAATACGTCACAACAGTACGTGAAGCCAAATCTAAAGAAGATAAGCTTCCTATCGTACCCGATTATATTGCTACATGTTTTCTTAAAATTGCAGAAGGACTTTCCCATAAATCTAACTTTATACGATATACGTATCGAGAAGAGATGGTTATGGATGCAGTCGAAAACTGTCTTAAAGCAATTGAAAACTATAACTTAGAAGCAGCCACAAGATCCGGTAAACCTAATGCATTTGCGTACTTTACGCAGATCTCATGGTATGCATTCTTACGACGCATTGCTAAAGAAAAGAAACAGCAAGATATTAAGTTTAAATATATGTCACAATCAGGAGCAGAAGCTTTCTTACTAGACGAAACAGATAATAGCGTGGCAGCACACTTTGTTGACACACTAAAAGATAGAATAGAAAGAATTAAAGATTACGATACTGAAATAAAAGAATTTGGTAAGAAAGAAAAGAAACG